CCCGAAAGCGGAGCCACCGAATTATGATCAGCACAATTATAATCGTCAATCACCGCACCAAGTGCAGGAAAAGTCGAATGTAAACACGGCACTAGATGATGTGATTAACCTTATTCTCAAGCAAGGTTTTGCAGGAGCAATAATTGTATGCTTGGGTTTCTGGACGTTTAGGGAAAGCAAATTGAACAGGGCCACCCAGAAGGAAAATTTCGATAAGTTCGTTGATATTTCAGCAGAGTGTTCTGGTCACATGGCAAGTGTGAGTGCAAGATTGGAGAACATAGAACGAGAAATTGAGTCAAGCAAACAAATTCAAATGCTTTCCAACAGGAATGGGTAGCATTAGACTTTTTTTGATAATCATTTTTTTGACCGGGTGTTCAAATAATACACCGGGTTTAGGACATTGGATCGATACATACCCTAGTAGCATATCTATTTGGCAGTGTGTCGAAACCTTTAAACCTCATAGTAACAAGGAGTGTTAATGCCATTTTTAGTTCCCCTCATTGGTGGAGTAGTGAAAACCATGTGTATGTCTATGCTGAGTGAAAAGTTGCTACAGCAAGTCATATTGATACTTTTGAAGAGGCTTGTTGAGTCTACGGAAAATAAAGTTGATGACTCGATTTTGGCAGCCTATGAAAAAAGCATCGCTTAATAGCACCAATAAGGTACTATTTTACTCCGCAGAACATTTTTTAAGATTTTAGCAGGATGGATAACTATGTTGGCGTGTAAGAATTTTACGGAAAAAGAACTTGCTTGCAATCATTGCGGGGAGAACAAATGTCAGGATGAGATGGTTACATTGCTCCAGAAGTTGAGGGACGATGTTGACTTTCCTATAAAGATTTCAAGCGGTTACAGATGCCCAGCTTGGAATAAATCTGTAGGGGGACATCCTAATTCAAGCCACATGGAGGGGCTTGCAATCGATATTGCCTGTCGGGGCGAGAAGGCATTAATAATTGTGGAAGCTGCAATCCGGCTTGGTTTTGTTGGAGTCGGTATTAGCCAGAGAAAAGACAAGTTTGTCCATCTAGATTTAAAACGAACACCAACTAAGCGTTTTTGGTCATACAGTTGAATTATGGAGATAACTCTTGAATTTGAAGATAGTGACATTATTGTTGGCTTTGAGCCTGAGTTTGCTGTTGCCAGCAACTGCACTGACATCGAAAAAGTTCAGTGGAACTTACAGAACGGAAACCATACGAGAATTGTGGCAAATGTGTTCCTTGAGCCAGAAGATGAACGGGGTAGCCCAGCATATATATTACCCGATATGTGACTGCATGGTCGATGTAATGAGGGAACACTACGACAACGCAACTGTTTTAAAAGATATGAAAAAAAATCAAGCAGATGAACTGGCAGCCCTCTTGAAATTATCTTGCAACAAGTGGAAGTTAGGGTAAGAGGTTTAAAAAACTATCTAGTAAGAACACTCCTCAAGTACAAAACCAAGGATGGGTACAGGGGGTATATAGTAAGGGTGAGAGAAGAAAAGTAAATGGCAGAAGAACTGAACAAACTCGAGGAAATAGAACGCCAGATAGCAGCAGCAAAACGGCAGAAGCTGGCACTTGAATGTAAGACAGAATTCCTCAAGTTTGTTAAATTCACAATGCCAACTGTCTCTGACCCGAACAACATAGAGGAGTCGATATTCAAGGATGCCCGTCACCATAGGGCAATAGCCGCAGCGTTAGAGAAAGTGGCGAAGGGCAAGATAAAAAGGTTAATAGTTACGCTGCCGCCAAGACATGGTAAATCGGAGATGATTAGCAGAAGATTCATCCCGTGGTTAATGGGAAAAGACCCATACAAATCTATAATTTTTGCAACGTACAATGAAGATTTTGCACAGGATTTTGGAGCGGATTGCCGAGCAATCATGGAGACTGCACAGTTTCAGCAAGTCTTTCCGGGGTTTAAGTTCCGTCAAGGGGGTGCTTCTAAGAGTCGCATTCAGACTGACAATGGTGGTATGTCAGTTTTCGTTGGTCGTGGTGGCTCTATCACTGGTCGTGGCGGAGACATCCTTGTCGTGGATGATCCAATCAAAGACTCTGTGGAGGCAATGTCTCCAACGCTTAGAGAAAACCTTTGGTCTTGGTTCACGCAAGTATTTATGACCAGACTGATGACTGAAAAGTCAAAAGTTGTGATTGTGACTACACGCTGGCATGAGGATGATTTAGTCGGAAGATTGACTGATCCAGCTAATCCACACTTCACTGAGGCGGAGTGCAGTAAATGGAAGATCATTAATCTCCCGGCTTTTGCCGGGGATAATGATCCATTAAAGCGAAAGGAGGGTGAGGTACTCTGGCCGGAAAGGTTCAATAAGGATTTTCTGGAAGCACAGCAGAACTTAGACCCGAGAGGTTTTTCCGCTTTATATCAGCAACAACCAAGTCCCGATGATGGAGATTTATTCCAGAGGGAAAACATACAGTATTATGAAAAAAGAAACCTTCCAGAGAGTTTGAGGATATATGCTGCTAGTGATCACGCTGTTGGTATTGACAAGACAAGGCACGATTTAACTTGCCTTTTAGTTGTGGGGGTGGATGACCAAGAGGATATTTATCTCCTCGATTGTTGGTGGGCAAGACAACCCTCAGACGTAGTTGTTAAGGCAATGATTGAATTGATGCGAAAACACAAGCCCTTAATTTGGTGGGCAGAGAAGGGTCACATAACAAAAGCAATTGGGCCATTCTTGAGGAAACGAATGTTTGAAACGAAGACTCATTGCAGGATCGAAGAGGTAACGCCCGTTGCAAACAAAGTACAAAGGTCACAGTCGATCATCGGACGTATGGCCATGAAGAAGGTCTTTTTCCCAAAGACATCCGCATGGGGCCAGAAGGGGGTAGACGAACTATTAAAGTTCCCCAACAGTCGTCACGATGATTTTGTAGATACAATCGCTTGGATTGGGATGGGACTAGGACACCTCCATAGACCAAGTAAGGGAGCAAAGTTCGACAATGGTCTGTTCCCGAAACACGGCACAATAGAATGGGTTAAGTGGCAAACAACAATGGATACAAGAGCAAAACAATCACTATCATCAGGTTTTTAAATGATTGAAATTGAGCAAGAAATTGATCGAGGAGTCGGAGTGGAAGTTGTCGAGGAAGAAGACAAGGAACCAACGATACGAAGGGAAGCACTTGTGGCCCATTTGAGTGAGCGGGTGCGGGCCGCAAAGCAATACCACTCTAAGGCATTCAAGCAGATGAAAACAGACATGGATGCTGTATATAAAGGGTATTCCGGCAATAACTGGGACGGCGACAAATATATTGCGAACATCCTCCAGAGACACGTTCACCAGCGAACTTCTGCCCTCTACGCCAAGAACCCCAAGCCCGTTGCCACCAGACGGAAGCGCATGGATCATCAGGTCTGGGATGGGGAAGAAGAGAGTATGAAGAAGGCACTAAGCACCCTAGCTAAGTTACAGATGCAGGGGCAGGAGCCAGACCAGCAAGCACAGGCAGTTGTAGACGACCAAGCCAAGGTAAAGGCTCAACATCGTCAGATGGATAAGGTTGCCAAGTGTATGGAAATGCTCTTTGAATATTTCATGGATGAGCAACATCCGACATTCAAATCGCAAATGAAGGCTCTGGTACGCAGGGTTATTACAACGTCAGTTGGTTTTGTTAAAGTAGGGTATCAGCGTGACGTTGACAGGTTGCCGGACATCTCATCTAAAATGAGTGATGTACAGGCACAGGTTGACCACCTCCGAAGAATAGCAAGTGATGCAGAAAAGGGGGATATTGATCAGGACGACCCCGAAATGGAGGAGTTACTACTTTCCCTTGAATCATTGCAGAATGAACCCTTGACAATTATCCAAGAGGGATTAGTATTCGACTTCCCAGAATGTGACTCCATTATAGTAGACCCAATGTGCCGTCTGTTACGGGGGTTTGTTGGGGCAAGTTGGGTGGCACATGAGATGTATTTAACTCCTGAAGAAATAAAAGAAATTTATGATGTTGATGTGCAGGATAATTTTCTTTCGTATGACATGAAGGGGAACGAAACTGGGGGACATAATAGTCAGTCCAGTTCGTATAATTATTTTAACCAGAGTGCAGATTCAGTGAGGGAGGGTCTGGCATTAGTCTGGGAAATTTATGACAAGAATGCGGGACTGTTATATGTCGTCTGTGACGGGCATAACGATTTTCTGTCGGAGCCAGAAGCACCGCCTGTTAAGCTGGAAACATTCTGGCCCTTTTTTGCCTTGACATTCAACGAGATTGAACATAAGGATTTGCTATATCCTCCGTCTGATGTCAACCTTTTAGCCCCAATGCAGCATGAGTATAACAGGGCCAGACAAGGATTAAGGGAGCATCGCAGGGCAAACAGGCCAAAGTATGCTGTACCAGCAGGAATGTTGGAAGAAGGAGATAAGGAATTATTAAAAGACCCTCCTGCAAATGCAGTCCTAGAATTACAGGCATTAGTTGCAGGACAGAAGGTAGATGACGTACTACAACCCGTTAAGCAAATCGGCATCGATCCTAACCTGTACGAAGTGCGAACCATATTTGATGATGTCCAGTTGGTCGTTGGTCAGCAAGAAGCTAATTTTGGTCAGGTTTCTAAAGGAACTGCAACCGAAACTTCCATTGCAGAATCATCCCGAATGTCTGCTATTGGTGCAAACATCGATGATCTTGACTCGTTCATGAGCGAAGTAACCCGAGCGGCTGGACAAATCTTACTACTAGAAATGTCTAAAGACGAAGTTATAGCAATTTGTGGCCCCGGTGCAGTTTGGCCTGAGTTTAAGAAAGAAGATGTCCTGAACGAAATTTACTTACAGATTGAAGCAGGAAGTACAGGCAAGCCAAACAAGGCTGCGGAACTGCAAAACATAGAAAGAATTATTCCATTCCTGATCCAGATTCCGGGTATTGATCCGAAGTTCCTTGGCAAAGAGTTGTTGAAACGTCTGGATGACAAAATGGATTTAACAGATGCAATCATAGATAAGTTACCTTCAATCGTTGCTCAAAATATGCAGCAGGGTGCGAAGGCACAGGCGCAGGGTAGAGGGGGGAAACCTCCTGAAGCGCAAGGTGGTCAGGGGGGCAATAATGCTCCACTACCAAAGTCTCCCGGTGGGGGTAAACCACAAGTTGGGATGAATGTTTAACAATTAACCAAAGGACGTATTATGGCAGAAGAAGAGCCACAGGAAGTGGAATCGTCCCCCGCCTCCGAAGAAGCACAAGTAGACGAGTCTACCACAGAAACAGTTGCGGAAGACACGGCATCATCGTCTGATGCCACAGAAGTTGAAGCTGAGACACCAGAAACTTTAGCTGATGTAGTGCAAGAAGCATTTCAACCAGCAGAAGAATCTAGCGAAAAAGCGGAGACTACTGAAGAGACTAAAATCACGGAACCAATTGGAACTTCTGAAGAAGAAGTATCAGAAGACTACAAGGACGTTCCATTTAATACGCATCCTCGTTTTCGGAGTCTCATAGCCGAAAAGAATGAGTTAAAGGAAACAGCAGCAAAACTTCAATTAGATTCAGACCAGTACGCCAAAATAACGGATTTTATAGATAAGAATAACTTGACTTCAAAAGATTCAGTTGAGGGGTTCAAAATCATGGCTGCGATTAAAAATAATCCAGACTTGGCCTATAAAATGTTATCTCACCATTTTGGGAATGTAGCAAAACGAACTGGAAGAAGTTTACCAGCCGACATCAAATCTAGGATGGATGACGGGTTTCTTGACGAGGCAGCAGCGAAAGAGTTAAGTCAAACCAGAGCAAAATTAGCACAGGTACAAAACCTGCGTAAAGCAGACCAAGCTAAGAATGTACAGCAGAAAGAAGGGCATCAGAGTGATATGCTTTCATCTGCTCTTCAAACATGGGGCGAGGCAACTCTAGCAAAAGATGTAGATTTTGGTCTTAAACAAGAGGAATTTAATGATCGTGTAGTGGCTCTAGTGAATGAGCGTGGACGGCCTGAAACTCAATCGGATGTACTGGGTCTTGTAGAAGACGCTTATGCAACTGTTAATGAGAGGTTTAAGGCAAGACAACCTCAACCACAAGCTATACGCACGGCAACTGGAGGTAAACTCA